AAAGCTATCTCGGTGACATTCGTCCCGCTATACTTCAAATAGTTTTTAGCAGTCGCCTCAGTTAGCGGCTCAGTTACTACGTCGGTTTTAACTTTTACTTCCATCACTTTTTCGGTTTACGGCCTCTTTGTGTTTTTTCGGCTTTGTTTTCCGCGATAAACTTTTCTTCTTTGGTTTCGATTACTGGATCTTGCTCTTTTTCCTCATATATTTCGGCATAACCAGATTTAATCGCTGGCTCTAATAACCTGGCATCATCCTCATGGAGTTTGCCTGCATAAGAACCTTTTAACCATTTTACTTTTATTTTCATCGAATTGAGTTTAAAGTAAGGGAGAGGCAGTAAGCCCCTCCCCAACTTAGTTAGTCTTCTTTTTTGGCAATGCGTACAATCACGTAATTGTAATCCCATTTCCCAGTCGTAGAAATAAACAACTTAGTCCTGAGATAACGCCACATTACGCCGGTAGAAAGATCACCTAAATAAACAGTGTTGTCAGCAGTCACTGCCTCCGTACCTCCTGAATAGGTTGCCAGAGTGTCAATTAGATTCCAATGGCTGTTATCGTTTGACCCTTCGAGCTGAACGTAAGCGGTTGCGCTTCCTGAAATTTCATCAATCTCGGCTTCGACCTGATAGTAATACAACCCATCCTGAAGAACTTGCCATGTCACATATTCGTAATCCGAAGATCCGTTTACTGTGTCAGAGGCAACTCCGGTATAAGATAAGTAAGTTTTCAAGTTGAAATCCTGTGCAGTTGCAATCATCCCGATTGCTAATACTGCGAGAATAAATACAAGTTTCTTCATGGCTTACGAAATTAAACCTTTGGAAGTTGCAAAAGATCCATAAACAAAGGCAAAAGCCTCAGGAGTTTTGATTCTGAAAGCCAAACGCATTGCAGCAGTAATGGTGATCAGGTCATAAATCGGATCGGTAGAATTCTGATCCCACATCCGGATTTCCAAGTTTCTTTTTACAAAAGCTTTGCCCTTTGTGAAATCACCAACAAGATACTGCCCGGCAGTAAGGTCAAGAGATTCGCCAACCTGAATTCCTTTGATCTGCATTCCGTTTGCAGCGGAAAAGGGAGGAAGGACATACTGTCCGTTTTCGTCTTTCACCAGCTCCATATTAGCAGCATCGGCAGGATGTAACAGGATGAGGTTAGGATAAAATCCTTTCTTCTGGCTCGCGGAAGTATCACCAAGTGACACCTGCAGAATAGCAGCGCGAAGAACATCGAAATTATTAGGAGATGCAACAGCATCAAATCCGGTAGGCTTTGCAAATGCTTTTGCATAAGGAGTTCCGGAAGAAATAATGCCTTTTATATCCGAACTTCCGGAACCAGTCAAAAGCTTTGTTTCACGCAGTGCAGGAATTTCATTACGGCAAATATCCATAACTTCTTCCTCAATGAAAGAAGTATCTTCCATCCGTTCCCTGGACATTTTGAAATAAGCACCAAGCTTATAGGCTTCAGCGGAATACTTCACCCATGTACCAGACGATTGTCCGAAGGCATTACCTTCAGCTGTAGTTGCAGCACCGGCAGTTCTGGAAGCTTCTTCCCACCAGGGGACTGAATCCTGGTCCTGTCCCATTGTGCCTTTGGAAATTGCGTTCCAAATCGGAGTGTCTCTCCAAGGAGCTTTTGCAACTCCAGGTTCGGCGATATTGTTTCCAAACATTGCAACCTGCGAGTTAGTCAGATCAGCAGATGTGATGTCGCCTGTTTTAACAAAAAATCCGCGAGGCATACCAGCTTTCAATGCCTTTTTAAATTCTTCTGAGGCAATGGTTTCGGTCAAGTTTTCCCGGAAGGATTTAGCCCGAACACCGGTTTTTTCACGCCAATCTTTGATCTGGCCTTCAATTTCATTCAGATGCTTTTGCATTGTCATGATGTACTCACCAGATGCCTTGCCCTCGATAGTGGCAAGCTTTTCAAGCCGGTCAGCGATTTCGTCGGCCTTTTTACTTAACGTCTCTACTTTAGAGCCGTCTGCCTTACCATCAACAGATTTCCGGAGATTTTCAATCCCGGTGTTAATCTGGTCGGTCAAGGTCTTGAGTTCTTTTTCGTCCATGTTTAAAATTTAAGATTATTACTCAAAAACTCGACTGCACTGAACGGCTTATCCCCCGGCTCTTTTGGAGTGGTGGTATTAAGTGTCTTTATATGCTGTTCGATTTGTTTAATTTTTAATTCAACTGTTTTCAAATACTCATCTGAAAACTGCCCTTTCTGAAGGCTTAAAAGAACATCAAAGTATTCAATCAGATCCTTTTCGCTCTTTACATCTACTGTGTAAGTTAATGGATTTGCGCCCCAGGAGTTAAGCGATGATACCTCCCATAGTTTATATTCACTTACCGTGCGTGTTCTTTCTCTTGTTCCAGGATCTTCGGTAGTATTCCATTTAGTATATTCAAACCCGAATGAATGTTCTTTTATTGCCCCGGCTTTATATTCTTCATATGTGTCCCGGCCTAATTGCGTTCCAAGTATTAACTGACTTCGTGCCCATGCTCCAAAAGTATCTTCACCGAGTTCTTTAACTACTCCGGGAGTGAGGCGCGAATCATGATTTTTAAAGTGTCTTACCCGTTCTTTATTTTCGGAAAAGGTTTTTTTGAATGCTCCTGGTAGAGTGATATCCCCGTCTGAATCGCGATTACCAAAAGCGGAAAAATAAAAAGTCACAACGCCTTTCTCGTCGATATCCTTCAACCCGCCTATAAGTAGTTTTTGCCGTTTCATACTGCAAAGATAATAAAATTATTTCGGAATAAAAGTTACAAAACATTTACAATTAATAACATTACCAGCACTACCCGAAGGATCACCAGGATGATTCAGTAGTTCACCATCAACCGAAAAAGGTATATTCATCTCTCTACGCTGACCATTAAGCCCAGGAATGAGCGCATGTCTTTCTGTTTCACTTACCCCTGCCGTGACGTTCCAAACCTTAACCATGTCAATATTCAAAGACTTTGCACCTTCTATCAATCCTTTATTTTGTGCTGTTACTGATTCGGTTTGCACTATTCGATCTGCCCGCCAGCGTTCAAACCTTCCGAATTCTTGCTCCAAATTATCGCGTAGGAATTGAGATAATTGAGCATTACCTACTCCCTGGGTGCTTGCCTCTTCCATTAACCGCCGAAGTACTTTAACGGCCAATTCCTTTGATGTTCCAGTTATTGCAGTGATCCTTTCCCCGGCTTCAGTTATTGAATAAGTCCTTACAACTCGAAGAAATTCATCAATCCATTGATCCTCGTTTTTCTTTCTCTTGTATTTTTCACGGGCATATTTACCTGCGGCAGCCCCCAATGTGCCATAAAGAGACAAAAAAGAATCTCTCATCGGATCACGTGAATAAAATTGATCCACCTGATTGATTGCACTTTCAGGGCTAAGAATAGCGGCTTTAATGAATTCATCATTTTGAGATTTCAAAGTCTTGCGAAATACTGGTATATACTTCGCAACATAATAAAGCCTTATCCGTTCTTCTTTGGTCATTTATAATCATTCAATTTCATGCGTTTCATTTCTTCTTCGACCGACTGATCAGAGAAAAAATCCATTGCCGGCTCATAAAACGGATCGTCCATTCGAGGATCTTCCAGCGCGTCAAGCCCCATCAATGTTCTATACTCATTCCTGGTTAGTGCCTTTTGAGTAACCATGTTTGATGCCCATGTCATTACTTCATTCCTGCTATCCTGCATCTCTTGTATTTGAGAATAATCAGGAGCCACAATGTAATTAGGATTATATGCTTTTGCCTTTTCGGTCAATCCTTGGCAATATAGAGTAAGATCTGGAATAATACGGTTAGTGTAGATCGCTTTCCTCGCCTCTCTTTGATTCGCGTATGTTGTCCCGGCGGTATCATTAAACACCTGTGAAGGCACGCCCCATACATTACATAAAACCCTCAAACCATGTTGCGAGCTTTCGATGATCTGAAGATCCCTAAAATTTGATAATCCTATGGGGGTATAATTGATTTTGCCGACCGTGAAGATAGGAACACCTGCCCGATCTCTTTTGCCGTATTTTGTGCGCCAAAGTTTTTCAAAGATTGTTTTCTGTTGGGGAGTTGTTTTTTCATCATATTCCTCGTCCTTGGAAAGCACCCCAGGGACGAACCCCCTGCTGAGTGTTTTAGAGATTATATCGTATCCATAGTTTTGAGCGTTAATAAGTTCTGCGGCTATTTTAATCGGTGATTGCCCCATGAAGTTTGCGCCGTCTTTGTATTCAAGATTTGGAAGCCTGGAATGCCACACATCCCACGCATCAATTTTACGATCATTCGATTGATTTAAAGTAATAATATAC